ACTCGCTTGAGACATAGAAGAAACTGTGGCATTCGTAAACATCTTCATCAATTCCGGACTCTGTTTGATAACGTCATTGAATGCCGGTGTTGCGGATGAAAGCGCTTTGTTTGTAAAATTGACAACGGCCGCTGAAAATCCCAAACGGAGAACAAGCGAAATTTCCGGTGATAATTTTCCACCCTTGTATTTATCATGGAGTTCAGCGAAAATCTCTTCATAAGAATCAATGTCTTCATTCACTTGCTCTCCCCAACCATCCAAATTAATATCGAAAGGATTAAAAGCAGAATTGGCATATTCAAGAGAATTCACAGCTGTCATAAACCACCACCCCTGTAATTTAATCGAATCCTTCTTGCGTTTATCTTCGAGTGCCGTTTCATATTCATCTTCGATTTCTTCATACGCAGATTCTAGTGTAAAATGTGGATTGTTCTTAATGAGACCCTTCTCATACCACTCTTCTATTTTCTTAATCATCATTCTCTTCTTTCTGCGTCTTTCGCGGTCCGAAAGACTTGTTCCCGTATTACCCGAAAGAGGGATTTCATTCATTTTTGAGAACCCATCCCACGTTTTAGTATTCCCCATACTATCAACTGTTGCTTGACCCAAAGAAGGCTCGTTGATAGTTTTTGTTTCTCCGGATGAACTCGTAGAAGAAGAACCGAGACCAAAGAAATTCGAAAAAGAATTGCCGAGACCACCAACGGTTTTACTATCGGAAGCCGAAGCCGAAGCCGAAAGATTATTTAACTCATTTTCTAATTTATCTAATTCTCCTAAATCTACACTCATCGAGCCAGACGGCGCCTTTTTCTTATCATTCATCAATAATTCGATTCCTGGTCCCATAGAACCAGATGAGGGAGCCGAATCGTCTAAATTTATCGAAATACTGTCTAAATCACTGAGTCCTAAATCAATCACTTCCATTTTATGATATTCTTACAAGAAATATTTTTAAGTCCTACGCACCTTATATGATTTATTTTTACGACTAGTACGGCGTTTATATTTGCGAGTAAATTGTATTTTTGTTTTATGAGAACCACCTCCAAGCGAAGGGTCATAAGTGGGCACTTCAACAATATAACCTAAATCATCATCGGTTTTAATATCAAATAGGTTATTCGGTTCTGACTGACCTTCAGTACCTTCCACACTTTCAGCTATAAATATATTATTTCTAAAAGCACTCTCATGGTTGAGTATAAAAAAACAATATTTCCGTGGATTAAAATATTTTACAAAGGAAACCCAATAACTCAACTCTTTTTCTGCAGATTTAAGGCTATATTTATCGGCTTTACGTTGTTCTAAATCTGCGTCTGTTTTTTCACATCTATGTTTTAAATCTGCGACTGTTTTTTCACATCTATATTTTTGTATTTCAATAATTCGATTAAAAAGATCAAAATATCTCCCCCCCCACACCTTCATTCAATTTATATATACGTGTTAGGCCTTTTCCAGCGGTTGTTAAAAGTTTGTTTTCAGTAATATAAATGTGAAAAAAAGCAGGAACAGTAGCAGGTCTACCATCTTCCATTATTATTTCTCCGTTTTGAATAATGTTAATAAAAGGCTCGAAATTTATATGTACACACTGGTAGGTAGCATTCACCCGTCCAGAATATGTTTGAAATTTACCGCTATTTGCGGTGGAATTCTCCTCTATTTGGTAAGTGATAGGTTTGGTGCGGGAATCATACCTCATGACAACCCCTTCCGGGAAAAACAGGCGTTCTTCTATTTTTTTTTGGTTTACTCTATCTATTTTTTTTTGGTTTACTCTATAATGGTCTACATTTTTTGAAACAACTGGTCGGTTACTTGACATACTATAAACCTTAATAGGCTTCATACTTATATGATAATCACATATTTATTTTCTCCCGTTTCAACCACCAGACCCCCTGTAAAAAACAATCCGCCAAATCATCCTTCTTTTTACGTTCGCAAGTCACCCATTGTTCTCCACCATCAAATACTTTTTTATCGAGAACTTGTTGGCAATAAAAAACTCCATCCTTCTTATGAGATTTATATTTTTGAGCCTGCGTTTGTTCGACCCCCCCTCCGACCTCATTCATTTCCTTCTTTTTGACATCCTCTTTTGAAAACATTTTCAATTTATTTGCAGAAGAAATGAATTCCACACGAACCCCCTCATAACGCATAATAAAATATTGCGCCAACATTCCTTGAACCGTTTTCATACGACTCGCTAAAGGAGATATCTGGTTCTCAATAAGAACAACCGAAATATCCTCCGGCAATAAATCCTGAAATATTTGTTTCATAGCTCGTCCTAAAGAAATCAAATCGGCTTCGCCGGCCGTCGCCGATTTCTTGCTCCCTACCCCAATCAACCTCTTTTTCGCTAAAAAATCTTCGACCCAAGCGAGAACCTCCGGTTTCTTCGCAGTAGGAATAGAAAACCCTAGCGATATGGCCAAACCCATCAACTCGTCCAATTTCATCTTTTTGACATTCTTGAATTTAGGGTCGGGTAAAAGCCATTCGCCTCGGTCCGCGACAGCCTTCGCGTGTTTGTCACAAAGGAAAATTTGTGTTGGCGCTTGCGCCGGCGCCGAAGGCGCTTCCACTAGGGGCGTGGCAAATTTCGATTTATGGTTACAAGGCTTAGTTGAATTCGTCGTCTTTTTTCCCTTGGAGGATGTAGGCGATGTTTCTATACATAGGGGGATGGTAGCGGGTTCATCCATTAGGGAGAGAACTTTCCAGTCGATGATGGTGGGAGGTCGACCTTCTATGTGTGTCTCAAAGAGACAATAGGCCAAGTTTTTGATACCGACATCGAAACTGATGATTTTCATTTTCGATATGTTATGAATACACATAAAAAAATGGGTTTATGTGGATTTTTGGAGGGGGTGTATTATCTTCTTCTTCGAAAAGTCGTTTTATAAGAAGTAAAACCGTTCTTGGCAATATATTCGAGTTGGCGCATAGTCCAGCCCATAGAAAACCCCGAATGACCGTCATAATCATCTGCGATTGCTGTAGTCAAACGGCCAACCTGTGGATTTCGCGAGAACATAAAGGATTCACCAGAGAAACTAGCGAGGATACTCCAGCCTTCCTCTTGATTGATTATACGATAAGCGCGTCCTAATAAATTCGACCAATCATCGCTCATAAAACCGAAATCTGGATTGGTGGGTCGGTCAGGGTGAGGAGCAACGAGAACAGGAGGAATCTCAGGCTCCAATTGGTGAATATTAGCAACACTTCTGATATCATAATACGACATAGTAAGAGGGGATATAAAATCTATCTATATGATTCTTTTCTTTTCAATTTTGTGAGAACATTTTGTTGTCGTAATTGGTTTTCATAATGCTGACACCCGTGGTAATAAAACGTTCTAGTTTTTATAGTATACATCGTAGTAGGATAGTAATATTTCATTAGTAAATTAGCGGAAATTTTCCAAAATAATTCACTCGAATAATTTATTTTGTAATATTCTTGATGGGTTTTCGGGTCAAATTGTGTGATTACTGTAGAATCCATATATCCTAAAATATGATTTACTACATCGATAGGTAGCATAGTATATATTATGCCCGTTATCATAAACCGAGAATTCAATTTTATCGACTTACTGTTTTCTTGTATAATTCGGATTGAGTAATTTCGGGGGCAATCATACGTGCCTGTAGTTGGTCTCTGGTTAAATACAACTCTTTCAAATCACTGTCTTGATAACCTTTCGGTCGCTGATTACTTTGATAAGTAGGAAACAAATAAGGAGTGGAATGAGTTTCTCCTTGATTCAAATCCGTATAACGTTTGAGATACCCGGCATCCGTTGCGGTTTGTACACAATTATATTTCATTATTTCTTTAGCATTTTTAGTAAGATACTGGCGATATTGCCAATTGGTTTCAACACCAGTTTCTCTTAAAAGATGTTCGTTGAGAACTGCTTCGGGTTGAAAAGAGGCGGTAACGGTGCGTCCATCAGACATTAGAGGTGGAAAGCCTTCATATTTGTTATTAGTATGATATCCTAAAGCAGATGGGGGTAATGTATTGGATTGTGTTTGATAAGCAATATCATAAGATAAAGGTTCGTATTGAAACATTATATATATTCTATATAATATTTTATTCTTTTTCTTCCAAAAGACGAATCAATTCGGATTTTTTCATTTTCTTTGTATCTGTTGCTAAACCGCGCGTGAGAACCATTGTTCTCAAATAAGATACATCCATTTTCCTGTATTCCACTTTATTAGAATCTTCTATTTGTGGTTCTTCTTCTGGTTCTTCTTCTTCTGGTTCTTCTTCTTCTGGTTCTGGTTCTTCTGATTCTGTTGGATTTACTTCATCTAAAAGAAACTCTTCCAATTCAGATAAAGGTTCTGATTCAACCTCATCAATATCATTTATATCCACATTGATAACTTTTACATTTGTTTCATCCTCTTTTTCATCATCCGTTAATTCTGTATCAGAAACAACAATTCGTTTGAATTCAGGCTCTTCTGTTTCATCTTCATCCACTATTTCGTAATTATCATCCATTTCATTCTTCATAGAGCCCATTTGAAACAAACGGAAAAATTCTGGTGGAAAGAGCCCACCAGCACCTCCTCCAAAAGGCATAGAAGCCGAAAATACCGGTTGAGAAGAAGAAGACATCGAACCAGAAATGTTTTCGGGTTCTTGCTGTTGTATTTGAATTTGCATATGAAGACTTTTTAATTCTTTCACCATTGAATTCATAATTTCAAACATAGTATTACACTTATCCTCTAATAATACGAGACGTCCTTTAAAATGATAAACCAACATCATAATTAAAACAAAAGTAACGGCTAAACTAATGAAAAAAAATGTCTCAAGTAAGCTAAAAAAACTCATTTTATAATACTTCAATACAATAAAATAAAAAGCCAAACGAATGTATCGAAAATAATATTATTGTATAATATAATGGAAACTAGTATTGAATCATCTTCTATAGGATCACAACCTTCATCTAATGGCGGGGATTTTTTCAAAAATGTTCTCATCATCATTCTGTTAGTGATTTTAATTTTGTCGCTTTTAGGAATAAATATATTTATTATTTTTGGAAATTCACTCCAAAACTTTATTGATATTTTTAGTCCCATTATTTCTAAAACCTTAGCTGATTTAGGATATGCATCTGGTAATATTATCACCCAATCTTCCGATATTGTTGCAGATACTTCTAAAACCGGTATTGATATTTTGAATGACACCGTCAATTCAGTAGGCGATTTATTATTAAAAGCCAGTGGTAAAAATCCAAATTCTAGATTAGACAAATATATTAATCAACCGCCAACAGAACCACCTCGTTCCCCCGAGCCAAATAATACTACTAGTCCCATTCAATCTGGTGGAACCTCTTCTAAATCAAATTGGTGTCTAGTAGGAGAATATAACGGCACACGCGGATGTATTAGTGTAACCGACCAGGATAAATGTCTTTCCGGACAAGTTTTCCCTAGTCAACAACAATGTTTGAATCCTAATTTGACACAAAATAATTCATAAATAAAGAAAAACATAATAAAATGATATTGTTATTATGTTTATTGGAAGATGTCACAAAGGTTTATTTATTTATTGAAACTCGAACAAGGGAATTTTTTTCTAATTTCGAGAGAACCAAATGAAGACCCTCTCTTTTTTTTTCTAAAAATCACTCTTCAATATGGATTTTTGAAAAAATTTGCGCCTCTCCAAATTCTTGAAAAATGGCCGGAAACTCATTCATTAGACCTGGATTATCACGTTAAAAAACAGATGCTTATACACGGAATCGAAAAAGTTCGAGGAGGTTCCTATCTATCGGTTGAATTATCCACGGAACAAACCGCGCTTTTACAACGCGAATTAGGCTTTGTCGTGAATAATATCGATGAAACCTGTCCGGAATATGTCATAAAGGAAATAATTACCCAATATCAGAATATTCCGTTCGACCAAATTGGCGTTATGAAAAAACAGATAGAGGAAAATTATAATAAATATTTAGAAGAATCTAGAATATTAGAGAAAAACAAATTGGATTTTCAAGAATCGCGTTCACAACTAGATTGGCTCTTTAAAAAATCTCGCGAACAAGTTGAAATTCAAAAAAACACACTCATTTATGATATCATTCATAAACAAGAAGTCGTAATTTATCGACAGAATATAGCTCAATTACATATTATATATAACATCTTTATGACACTTTACAAGAGACCATTTTTAGAGGAATCTTATTCAGATTTGCCTATTCATAATCCGGAATTTTTGCTGGATGATTTTATGTATCATGGACATAGGACTCATTTGGCGATTTCCATAGATAGATTAGAGCGATTATACAACTGTTATTCTTTCTTTTTGACATATATTGAGAACCGATTTACAGAAATGGAGTTTGATGTGGCTTCTTGGGGTGTTACTGCTAAATGGCGATTTCCCAGAGAGTTACATTTTATATCTATGCTTACAAAGACGGGATACCAGAAACGGTAAGAGTTGGATAACTCGGTGGAGGTGTCGGTGATATAGGCGGATTTTCTGGTGTAATAGAGCAATTCGTTTCATTGAGAATCATTGCATTTGTGGCATTATAAATGGTCGCGATAGATGGTTGATAATAATATTCAGGATATTTACTATCTGTTGGATAAAGAATAGAATATGAGATGGATAATTGAAAATCGTAAATATATCCTAAAGAAGTAGGTAAAACAATATTGGAAACATTAAAAACACCTAAATAAAAAGAACCGTTAAATGTGATTGAATTTGGGTCTACAGAAATATTTAAAATGGGTTGATTTGTTATCGGGTAATTATTAATATTATAATCAATGGGTGAGCGAATATACATAGGGGAACGACTGTAATTTACATTGACAGAAAGAGAATTCAATTGTATTTGGAATGTAAGAGGACCCGATGTAGTACTATATCCTGAATTTAATCCCCCTTGAAATTTTATTATGGTTGGTGTAGAAAAAGAGAATATATAATATGGTAAATTCGAATTGAACATATAAGTAGTGAAAATGGTAGAAAGGACCGAAGTAGACAATATGTTTTTTTCATTTGTATATTGAAATCCATATCCATAAGGGTCTACTTCTTGATTGATAATACCATATGAAGCGGTTGTATTATCATTCACTAAATTATAAAGGGGGATTGCTGGGTCGTCATAAAGAAGTAAATTACCAGGAACATCGGAAGCACTTGATGGTGTTTTTATAATGACCCCTGGTGGACATACTTCAACAATACCATTCACAGTATTTTCCGCAATAAATTGGTTGGAATAACTCCGTTTTTGATAAGAACCGGTTTGCATAGCTTGCGCATAAATCTGTGCTTGAGTTAGATTATTGGTTTGAGTGGACGTACGATTACTGGCGTGTTTTAGAATTTCGGCTTTTCTTCGCATATCTAAATCGAATTTGGTATAAGGAAGAGAAGTAGCAGGATTTATTTTAGTATAAGGATTATTCGCAAGATTGTCGTATCGATTTGCTGGAATATTGAATAATTTGAACCGGTTTTTTTGATCTACGGAATTCAAATAAGCTGTATCGGAACAAATATTTGGAGGATTGCTCATTTATATATCTTTTCACTTTATTACAAAAAACTGTTATACCATGAGGTTGAAATAGAATTAATCATTTCGGGTTCATAAACCACCTGTGTGACATCTTTAGTATTGGGCCCCGACCTTACAATCTGGTTAATCTCAATGACATTCAGTGCTCTGCTAAAATATTGTAGATTGGATAATAAACCATTATATCCATTATAAGGACAAACATGGACATCGTAATAATTTTGTTTGGGAACATTCAATAAATTATGGCGTTTCACAAGTGTGCCGTTGATATATGCGTCTATATATGTATTTTGACAACGAATTGCTAAATGGAAATAATTCGTTGGTAAATTCGATATATCAATGACTAAATTCGAACTATTAATAGCAGGCGTGTCTACAGTATCCATAAGAATAAACAAATGATTGGGGGCAGAAGGTTTTCCAAAATAGACTCCTGGACCATTATTAAGAGAGGAATATTGATTTACCCCATTATTTTGGAGACTAGCATCACCTTTTACAAAAATAGGACTATGCCATAAAGGGGTTGATTCTTGACCTACTCCATCAGGACTTAGACTGAGCCAAACAGACCAAGTAAATTCTATTCCCGAAGATTCATTATTCGACCGTATAAGTGTTTTTGACGAAGTATCTGAGGGATTTTGCTTTATAACAATCGTTTTTGTGGCATTAATTTGCCCATTCACGAGCATAGGATTATTCGCAGGTTGTGAGAAATATCCAATTAATTTTACTACAATAAAAAATAAGATGACAAAAACAATAATGACCAAGATAAGAAAAACTATTTTTGCAATAATTCCATTGGAATCCAAAAAACTCGTGCTTGTAGTATCCACTTGACTGGGGTCACTAAATGATTTGGCCGCCTCACCTACAGTATTGCTAATAGAAGTTCCTGCGTTTTCTATAGCGGTTCCCGCGTTTTCAAATGTTTCATTCATAGGTGGTTGTGATTCCATAATATAATATATTATATTATTTTCTCTTTACGATGACCGAGAACATTATTCTCCTTTATGACAATTCGAAGGATATCTTTACTCATATTTCATAGGTGTTTCATCGTCATATATATGTAGTGTTCCTATTAAATCTTCTGGTCTATAATAATTCATATCATTCTCCGCGATTACTCCTTGTTTATGAATGACTTCTTTCAATTCCAAATAAGCCCCTGTCACATTATATATTTTTGGTTTCGTTATTTTTAGGTTCTCCTTTGTTCCATACATTTTTTCGTTTGGGTCTCTTATGGATACACCATATACGACTTTTCTGAGAACCTTATTCGTTTCTATAAATGTCGTTTCTATTGGAACAGGACCGGTAGATAACATTTGAACTAATTCCATATTTGTAGCGATTGTTTTCAATAATCTCAAGTCGTGACTTTCATTTTTTTTAGACGAACTGATTGTGAAAGAGGATTTTGGGTCTAACCAACCAAATCCCGACCGTTGACCACAATTTGGTTTACAATCATTTTCTAAACATATTTTGTCGTATATTTTTTTTGAGTTCAAATTTCCATTGTCAAAAAACGACCTACCATAATCAATAATTTTAGGTATATAGGGTGAATAAAATGTAGTTTCCGTTCCATCTTTATGATGATAATGATATTTTATACATTTTCCATTTTCAGGCTCATAAACTAAAACATTACTATCGTGTAAATCATAATGGGTAAAGTCTTTAGAAATAGATGCCAATGTATGATAGATAACAAACAGAACATATAACATATCGCGTTTCATAAACTTATTGAATACATTACCAGATGTATATTCATGCATCGTTTTTACATTCTTTAAATGTTGTATTAAAATCGCAGCGTATTTGGATTCTCTACACGATTTAGAATAATCAACGGTCGTCTGAAGTAGTAGTTTTTTAAGATTCGACGAATGGACGGGCCCTATTCCACTCATAATAGTCCATTCAGCAGGACTTGGATAATAATAAAGTCCATATGTTTCTAGAAAACAAGGAAATCGTTTCATAATACGATTGACGTATTTGATTCCTACTAAATATTCATAGACAAGATTGTCGGACGTTTTTGTTTTAGACGATTTCAAAATAGCGTGAGCATTATATCCTTCTTTTTGATAAGCGATTTCTTTGACAAATCCGTTTTCTGAAACTACACCGATTTGTTTTATAGGTGAAAGTGCGTATGTAAAATCCGTGAATCCCTTGAAAAATTGCGTTATTTCGTTGATATTTCTTCCAAACGCAATACATACACCAGAATCAGAACAGATGAATTGAAGATGCTTTTTCGAACGTTTTACTAGGGTTTCTATAACCTTTTTGGCATGGGCAGATTGTTCTTTCTTTTTGATTCTGCGTGTTACATTACATGCGGGTTTTTTCATTTTGTAATTATGTGAAAGCCGGCAGTATTTCAACGTTTGTCCGGTTACATATTTACATCTAGGTGGATTACATTCTGGTTTGTCAAATAATCGGCAATTCGAAAAACATTTATTTTTTTGGGGCATATATATATATATTATATTTTCATCTCACACGTCCATTCCTAAACCTTTTACACCGTTAAAGAATTCAATCCGCACACGGATTAATTCTAATACATAGTGCAACTAAGTTACGGGTTACAGATTTATCGGTTACAAAATAAAAGTTACCTAATTACATTTCATTTTCGACATATATTTTTTTATCATAAAAGAATATATGAGCCGTTGGACGATAAAATATAAAAAGTCTATCAATTGTAAGAAACCCCGTGGATTTTCACAAAAACAATATTGTAAATATGGAAGAAAAACTAGGCGTTCTTCTAGTAAAGGTAAACCAATACATACGTTCATTACTATCTAAAACACCGACAACCCATATTTGCTTTTCCCTTGCCTAATAACTATATCCATATTGTATCCTTCTCCAAAAATACTAGATTCTTGCCCGTTTCCTTTCATATAATTATTGTAAATATCTCCAGCAGTAAGAGGCGTATCCCATCTCGACAATTGAGATAAAACAACAGGACTTCCATTTTGTCGAATAGTAATACCATCATCCATAGTTGTTCCTTGGCCTCCAAAATAAAAAGTAGCACCAGCATTTATATCTTTAGGGGCTTGTGCTTGAAATGTGCCATTCACTCCATAAGAAGTATTGTTACTAATATTTACAGCGGTTGTAAATTTCCCATTCAAATAACCTTCGATGTAATTATAAGACGAACAAACAGAAACATATACCCATTTCTGAATAGGGAAAGAACTATTTGTCGAATTTAACATTACAGGTAAAACCGTTTGACCTCCGCCGATTTTATTCACTAAAATATCAGCATACAAATTATTTCCATTTGTATCCATTCTCAAACTAAATAAACTGTTTGGTCCATTATAAGTCGTATCTCCAAACATCAAAAAACGCCCAATTTGAGGTGTAAAATGTGCGATATAAACCCATACACCTATCGTATAATTCGTGCTATATGCGTTGAAAATAGAAGAAGAAGGGATATTCGCTACGGATTGTGTTAAATCGACGGATTTTATAATAACCGGAACTGCATTAAGAATCGTATAAATATAATAGATTAAAAATATAATAATGATTCCTAAAACAATAATAAAATAATTCATTATATATAAAACATATATAAAATTATACTGGCGGATTTTGTATAGACAATGTATTGTAATTATAGACTAATGCCAATTTTGTGACTGGGCTATTATAATACACTATATTACAAATTGCTCCATATAATCCTTCTCCATCTCCATCTCCAATATAAGTTTGGCTATTATTTTTGATTATTGGAATCGGTTTATTTATTCCATCATATGTAAATGAACGTTGAAGAACCCCATCGATAAACATATCGACGGTGGTTTGACGAATCATTAAAGGTTTCGTCGTGGGTGCTGGTGTTTTATAAAAAAACGACAATAAATATTTCCATACAGATTCCGGTGGGGGAGAACTTGTAGGTGTAGGTGTTCCTGTGGAAGAAGGAGATTCCGTATCATATGTTACATAATTAAAAACGAAATTATGCCATTTTTGAAGAGGGAGTGATATTGGGAAGGATTCTTCTCCAACATACATAATAAAATCATTATTTCCCTGTTCTATATTTGAATAAGTGAGTTTTATATGTGTATTTCCAGAAGCGTCTAAAAGGGAAAATATAGAAGATTCTTCTTTATATCCGGGTTTAGCGTTTGAACCAGGATTGACATATACCCACATAGAAATACCGAAATTATTCGAAATATCCACAGGAGTTTTCAAAGGCGTTCCTGTATTTAACATTACGGGGTCTTCTAATATGGTGGTTTGTTTTGGAAATAAATTGCTATTCACAAAGGGTATCATAAAGAAATATAATATAATCAAGAGAACCTCTATAGCAAATAAAACAAGAAGTGTATTAGAAAATGTCGAATATTCTTTTACTAATGATGCGACTAAATCTCGTAATAAACAGGGTATATAAAACAAAAGATTCATAAAAAATCCTGTCCATCCAGTCATTTTACGGAAAGTCCCTGAAAAAATGGTGTAGACGATAGAAGCCCCAAATAAAAAAATGGCGAAAATGACAATATATAACAAATATTTGTTAAAAATATATTTTGAAATAGTGAATTGGGCGAAATAATATATGATATAAACAATCGTAGTAACAATAAAAGCGCCTATAATAAAATAAGTCACCGTCGAAGCATCAAAAAGGATGAGTGATAATAATAAAAAAATAGAAATGACAGGAACGATGATGTAAAAAATATTCGACACGAAATTTTTAGTTGTTGCTTTCGGGTCATTTCCAGCTAAAACAATATGAATATACACATAATAAATAACAACAAGAATGGATAAATAGGTAAGGATGGGTATTAAAATGGAATTATTCATTCATTTATATATAAATGAATGGATATTCTTTTTGGTCGATGTAATCAATCTATATTTTATACTGATAAATTTTCCATTCCTGTTTTAATAGAATGACACCCTGCACAGAGCGCCATTAAATTATCTATATGATTACTACCACCTTGGTCTAATCTAATTTTATGGTCTATCTGGTAAAATGAATTCAAAGTCTCGTCACAATGACCACATTTCCACCCCTGGCGTGATGCCACGAAGCGTTTTTTAGCGTTGGAAACAGACCGTTTTACACGTTCGCCAGGGTTACCAACTCCAGATGTTTCGATACGACTTTGAACGGGGAGAACCGGAACAGACCCGCCATACATTCCTTGTGAACGATTATAATCTTGACGGCTGGTGAAATCCAAAATGGGGCTTAAAATAGAAGAAGTTCCTTTATCGATGGGCATATATTTCAAATAATCATTGGTAGTTGCCAACATAGAACCCATATTCAACGGGTTTTTTTTCAACATAAAATAAAGAATGAAACCACCGAGAGCAATCCCAGCCATCTGATAATATTTTTTGTATTGAAAAGCCATTTTCAAATATTTTCCATCGGTATAAGTATTAAAAATAAGTAGACCGGTTATAAGAAAAATCCAGATTTCTATACGCATATGTTGTTTTTTATATTATAACAAGATTATGTCATAAAGGAATAATCAACTATAATTAAGATAAATAAGAGCAAATAAGATGAAGATAATAACACCAATAAGAGCCGCTTTGCGCCATTTTATTTTCTCTGAAAGTATGATTGGTTTGGGACGATATTCCGCAAAATAGTTCTCTAAAGCGGCTGCGAATGAAATTTCTTCTTTTCCTAATAAATGATTGATTTTATTATGAATAAAATGGACCCATCGCAAAAAAGAATCGCGATTATCTAAATAAGGTGATACAGGATATCGGTCGAGTAAATGACTAAATCTGTTTCCTAATTCTGGATTTGGAATAAATAGCGGTAAATTACTAATAAAATCATAATATTTTCTCTTTGTGACAGAATTCGGTGTGTCTGGATAAGTCATCGCTAAAGTTGTCATAAAGAACCAATAATGAGGGCCCCAAATCTGGGGGTCTAAGTTCTCCGTATCAGCCATATAAAACTATATAGAGGGTATGGATTATAAATAATAGAATGGAACTATCGTGTGGGAATTGCGGACGACCTGGACATAATTTTCATCAATGTAAAATGCCAATTATTAGTTTAGGGATCGTTGGATTTCGAATGGTTTCGAATCGATTCGAATTTTTGATGATAAGAAGAAAAGATACTTTAGGATTTATGGATTTTATGCGAGGGAAATATTCGATTTATAACAAAGAATATATTTTACAGTTATTGAATGAAATGACGATTCAAGAGAAAACGAGTTTATTAAAATGCGAATTCAACGAATTATGGTGTCAATTATGGTGTAATCAATCGGCGCAGTATAGACACGAAGAACAAATGTCTAGAGAAAAATTCGAGGCGATAAAGGCTGGTATTATGAGTCAATCGATAAGTTATACATTAGAAGAATTGGTGGCTGAATCGAATGAAGTTTCAAAATGGACGGAGGCGGAATGGGGATTTCCTAAGGGTCGACGGAATTATAATGAAAGAGATGTAGATTGTGCTTTACGTGAATTTGCCGAAGAAACTGGTTATAAAGGGGCTTCAATTATAGAGAACATTCAACCATTTGAAGAGATTTTTATGGGGTCGAATTATAAATCTTATAAACATAAATATTATTTGATGAAAGTGGAAGACCAAGAGGGGATTTCATTTGACAAAACAGAAGTTAGTAAAATCGAGTGGAAGTCTTATGAGGAGTGTTTGGCTTCTATAAGGGGTTATAATTTAGAGAAAAAAAATGTTATAGAAGACATATATAAGTGTTTGACGATGTATAGTTAAATAAAGCAGGTGATTGTATTGAAATGACCGCCGAACTATTGAAACATAAACAATCATTACGAAATAAAAAGAAGGGAGTCGTTTATGACGAAGAAGGGAAAATTATTCGTCCTCCAAAATGGGGAACACAAAAAAAACGAACCGATGAGATTATAAAGGAAGAAGTCGAAGAAGTCGAAGAACCCGAAGAAGATTCTTTAAATGAAGAATCAGCGGATGTAATTGAAGAAAAAATAGAGAATTCGATTGATAATGCTGAAAGTATTATAGAATCAAGTATTCCGGAAGTAGAACCGATTCAATTACTTCCTACTTCATTAGAAAAAGATATATCACCGTCGAGTTCTATAGAGGAAGAAATCTCACAGTCGAGTTCTGAAAAAGACCTTTATCCATCGTTGAATGATCCAGAATTCAGTGCTAAAATATATCAAAGACGAGAATTTGCTGATACGAAATATGATGGAGAAATCAAAGATATCAAAAAACAAGCAAATGAATTATGTAATGCTCCTTTTGAATTGATGCCCCATCAATTATTTGTTCGTAATTTTCTTTCTTTTCAAACTCCATATAATAGTCTTCTTTTGTATCATGGTTTGGGTTCTGGAAAAACGTGTAGTGCTATAGGAATTGCAGAAGAAATGCGTGGTTATATGAAGCAAATGGGAATCACAAAGAGAATAATCATTGTTGCTTCACCTAACGTTCAAGACAATTTTCGCTTACAGTTATTTGATGAACGCCGTTTAGAACAATTACCAGATGGAACGTGGAATTTAAATACGTGTATTGGTAATTCGCTATTAAACGAAATTAATCCTACGAATTTAGTTGGACTTACTCGCGATAAAATCATTTCACAGATAAAATCGCTTATACAAAATTATTATGTCTTTATGGGAAATAAAGGCGAATTTGCTAATTATATTCGAAAAGCCATTACAGTCCCTGCGGATGCCGGATATTCTCCTGAAGAAGCAGCTACTTTGCGAAATCGAAAAATAAAGGCACATTTTAATAATCGATTAGTAATTTTAGATGAAATTCATAATATTCGAATTAGTGATGCCAATAAAACAAAAATGACGCTGATGTTATTAAATGAAATAGCTAAAAAAAGCGATAATATGCGAATGCTTTTATTATCAGCAACACCTATGTACAACTCTTACCAAGAAATTATTTGGCTCGTTAATTTATTGAATGCCAACGACAAACGACCTGCTGTAAGAATTGAAGACGTATTTCAATCTAGTGGAGATTCTTTTTGGAAAATAGGTCCAGATGGGACATCCGGAAAAGACGTTCTTATAAGAAAAATAACAGGATATATTTCCTATGTAAGAGGAGAGAACCCTTATGTATTTCCTTTTAGAATATATCCGGAAATTTTCGACCCGAAAAATGCGTTCCCTTTAAAAGAGAATTATCCAAAAAAGCAAATGAACCAGATGCCGATTGAAGACCCATTACAATTCATTCCTGTTTATAAAAATAAGATTGGCGAATATCAGGAAAGAGGGTATCAAGCGATTATTGATTATTTAGGACTGAAATCAACAACGGTAGTAGATAAGAATGGGAAAGAGCGAATCATGCCTACTTTTGAGAATATGGAAAATTTCGGGTATACTCTTCTTATGGCACCATTAGAAGCCCTTATTATTACATATCCAAATATGGTTTTAGATAAAAAGAAGAAAGAATTATCAGAAAAAGACAATAAGGATATGATTAAAAATATGGTCGGGAAAGGCGGGCTTATGAATATTGTCAAATACAAGGAAGTGAAAGGACCCATTCCAAGAAGATATGATTATGGAATATATTCCAAAAATGAAAACGGTCTATCAAGAAATTTTCAATCCAGAGAACATAGGAAGATTTAGTTCTAAAATAGAAACGATTTGTAAGTTGATTAATAAACCCTCCAAAGGAATCATTCTTATTTATTCGCAATTTATTGATGGAGGTCTTGTTCCCATGGCATTAGCGCTCGAATCTATGGGATTTTCTAGATATGCTTCTACACCAGAACATAATCACAATTTATTCAAAAATAAACAGAAAAAAAAAGACGACCCAAAATATGTTATGATAACTGGTGAAAAATCTTTATCGCAAAACAATAATGAGGATTTGAAATATGTCACAAATAAAGAAAATAAGGATGGGTCAAGAGTAAAAGTCATTTTGATTTCGATGGCAGCATCGGAAGGTCTCGATTTCAAAAATATCCGGCAAATCCATATATTGGAACCGTGGTATAATATGAATAGAATCGAACAGATTGTGGGACGCGGTGTTCGAAACTTGAGTCATTGTGATTTGGAATTCGAAGATAGAAATGTTGAGATATATTTACACGGAACGGAATTGATGAATCCTGAAGAAGAAGCCGCTGATATGTATGTTTATCGAAGTGCTGAGAAAAAGGCTATTCAAATCGGTTATGTAACAAGAGTCCTAAAGGAAAATGCTGTGGATTGTTTATTGAATATCGGTCAAACGAATTTTACGGAGAAGGAATTGTTAACTGAATTGTCGAACCAATCGATTCGTATTCGATTGTCTAGTAGAGGAGAAGAACTATTGCCTTTTCAAGTGGGGGATAAACCGAGAACAGAAGTGTGTGATTATATGGAAGATTGTGCTTTCCAATGTAAAGCAAAACCCATACGAGGTGTCATAAAGAATACATATGATGAGAATTTTGTAAAAAATAATTCTGTGGTGATTATGAAGAAGATTCGCGATTTATTTATGGAACGCGTGGTTTATCGTCGCGATCATTTGAAAAACGCAATTAATTTTATTAAAAAATATCCCGACGAACATATTTATTATGCTCTTACGCGATTTGTAAATAATAAGTCAGAAGTCCTTATTGATAAATATGGACGGTCCGGTCATCTTATTTCTAGAGGAGAATATTATGCTTTTCAACCGAATGAGATAACAGATGAAAGAATATCTGTTTTTGAGAGAACAACTCCCGTAGATTATAAGCCTGTTTCACTTCGATTAGAAATACCGAAAGAATTTCATTCACAAGAACAAGTGGGTGAAGCGAGCGAAATCGAAGAAAAAAAAGAAACGAAAAAAATGGCATCCACTTATGAAAAAATAATGGGAGAACTTCGTATAGTTATTCAAAAATTAGTCAAAAAGAAATTACAAACAAAAGCGACGGATAGTGATTGGTATAATCACGCCAACCAAATCGTTCCTGAATTACTTACGACCCACCATATAAAATCGGAATTAATAAATACATACGTTGCTTTTCATTATTTGGACCGATTGTCTATAGAGGACAGACTCATTTTAATTGGCCGATTATTTCCAAGAAAAGGTTCTCTAAACGCATATGAAATAATCGTCCAGCTTTATTTTTCGAAACTTTTATTAGAAACGGAAGATGAAACGGGTGATATCATACAATCGGTCATCTTAGCTGATGGTGGAATAAATCGATTATTTGTTTTGAGAGACGGTGTTTGGTCTCCTGCCGAATATACCGATGAGCAATTATTTTTGGATATTAAAAAGAGAAAACTAACGGTGCCTTTATCCAAAATCAATAAAACCGAAATTGGGTTTATTTCGCCTTTTAAAGGAAAAGACCTCGTTTTTAAAACGAAAGATATGACACAAAAAAGGAATAACAAAGGGGCAAAATGTACGGATTCTTCCAAAGTAGCAATTGCAAATAAAATTGGAGGTATTATGGGAGAACCGACTTTATATCAATCCACTGAGATTGAGAGACCCGAACTATGTGTAATGCTTGAAATACTTATGCGATGGAAAACCGAATCCACTCAAACCACCTATTTTTTCGGTCCAGAACAAACCAATGAAATGGATTTGGCGAATTTACGATTTTGAATAAAATTGAAAGAATATAAATATATATTTATGATATATACATTTATACGTATGAAACGAGTACATAAATCCCAATCCCAATCTATTCAAATTTATGACCCATATATTTCATCGGTTCTCTCTATGAAAGTCTCGTTGCCTATTATAGAAGTCGGTGGAAGTATTAAACAAAATTTGGAACGGATGATTGTTTCCAAAACGGAGGGAAAATGTATCGTAGAAGGATTTGTTCGTCCTGATTCGGTAAATATTTTGACTTATTCCGCAGGAAAAGTATCTACCGGATTGGTCGAATTTATGACAACTTATGAATGTATGGTTTGCCGACCTGTAGAAGGAATGCTTGTAAAATGTGTTTGTAATACAATAACAAAGGCAGGAATTCACGCCGAAGTAGTAGATAATAAAGGGAATACACCTATTACTGTATTTATGGCAAGAGACCATCATATGAATAATTATCAATTTGAACGTGCTGTTGAGAATGCTAAATTGGTGGTTAGTATTATTGGCGTTCGTTTTGAATTGAATGATACTTCTATTTGTTGTATTGGAAAACTCAATGAAGTGGAGTCGGCAGATTTATCATAAAGAAAAAAGATATAAATCTATTTCTATAATTATAAAAAATGGATTTAGAAGAACTCAAGCGAAAAATAGAAGGATTGACCAAACAACAACATATAGAGGTTTTAAAAATCATCTATGAGATATGTCCTACTACTTTGAATGAAAACAAAAGCGGTATTTATATCAATATGTCCTTTTTGACAAAAGACGCAATTGAACGTTTGAAATTATTTATAGAATACATTCAAGACCAAGAAAATATGTTAAAACCGATGGAATCACAAAAAGAAGATTTTAAAAATACTTTTTTTATCGAAAAAGAAATTATGATGAACAAAATGGTTTACACCCTTGAAGATTTATACCAGTGAAGGTATAAAAATAAAATGATATAAAGATATTCTTTTTTATTATAATATGTCTTACGCCATTATCAATCAGCGTTTAATTGGGATTCAGTTATTCGAACATCCCACTGATGTTTTGAGATTAGTTCCTTATTTTTATAAGGAATCAACAGATATCATATCATAAAGAAGCCTATGAAATTGAATTTGCCACAAGATACACTTTTTTGGAATATATATATATCGGTTTATGGAGTCAGTGAATATAAATTGATAGGGTCTAAATTTACTAATGTAGAATGGAATGAAAAGAACAATATTCGATTAGCCTTTATGACAACCCCGAAGGCACTTCAGACGACGAATCATAAAGTGACATTAGGAAATATACAAGAAATGATGTCGGAATATATGACGGGTGGGAAGACGACTTTATTGGGACTTATTGGAATGGCCGTTTATTATAAAATCCCAATTTATTTGTTTGATTTTGTCAAAAAGACGCATTTGAAATTTATTCCTGAGTCGGTGGAGAGGTCGCCGTGTATTTTGACGAGGTCTTTTCAAAAATATGAATTATATAATGGAACAGATGATTTGGAACAGTTATGTAAGAATTCGTTTTGTTTAGAAAATTATCAGCGTCCATTACGTGCTCTCTCGAGTTATAAACGAGCAGAATTGAATGAGATAGGAGAAATTCACCTGAGTAATATCTCGGTATCAAAAGACCAATTATATAAAGAATTGAGTGAATATCTAGTTTGGATATTATAAAATCGATGTAAATAGTAATCAAAAGAATATATACACACATTATATATTCTTTTATATGGAATCAGTTGAAAATAGAGAACCAAACAAAGACCCAAGAATAATAGACAATATACAAATGAAAGAAGCCAAAGATGCTTTTTATTCACGTCTTATTCAATATTTAGGTCAAGGAACGCCAAATTATCGGTCGGATAATAAACAGAACGAATTCGAAATTCGATTTGGCACGAATACGTCTAGTGGTCGCCCTCTTTCAAAAATCGATTATGATAATGTTGTAAAACAATTATTAAAAAACGGTTTCACAACGGATTTACCGAATGGTATACACTATCTTCGTATTAATTATCAAGACCAATTGACAGACCAGCGAAAAATGTCGAATGTTCGTGCCGAATTAGTGGGTGTAGATATGATACAGGAATATTGCCAAACCAATAGCATACAATCCCTTTTGGACAAACCCTGGAATCATTATAATAAAATCCAATTTACAAAAAAGAGTTCGACACAAGACGACCAGGGTAATTATCAAAAACCAATTGATATGTTTGATATGAATTTTCGTGTATCCTATCAATTAGAGCAAATGTTTCATTCGGGAACTCCCTTTGTAAAACAAGTCATTCAAACTTGGGCGGACAGAAAAAAGACGTTTCGATTGATGAATCGTGTTCGGTTTTCTCATCCAAACCTCCCTATCTTTGCTGATATTAGTATTGTCCGTTCTTCTAAAAAGTTTTCTAAAGGAAATTTTGGGGTTAAAGAAGGGGGAGCAGGTTCGTCGTTTAGACGCCCTCCTTCAAACGTCCAAATCCCTACATACACCATCCAAGAATCAGGTGTGTTGGAAGCAGCAGAAACATATGAAATCGAACTAGAAATTGATAATAGAAAAGTTGGAAATGGCACTCAATATGATACAGCGGATAAAATTATGGATGCTTTACGACAAACAATTCGAATTGTTCTTTGTGGTATTCAACAATGTTTTTATCCCATTTCTTTTACAGAACGCGATGAAGTCTTAAACGGATATATGAAATTGATTCGTGGAGGAGGAAACCAAGAATATGTATATAAAAAGATAGATTTTAATCATCGATCAGAGTTTTCGCAGAATTTCGTTTTTATTGGTCCTGGTTCAGTTACTCTCCAACGAGAATCTATTTTACCAAAAAAAGAGGGCGTTGTTTCCGTTTTAGAAAATTATACTGTTACTGATAAAGCCGATGGAGAACGTAAACTCCTTTTCATTAATACAGAAGGGAAACTCTATTTGATAGATAATCGATTCAACGTCCAATTCACCGGTATGAAAACCGATGAAAAAACGGTTATGAACAGTTTATTAGATGGCGAATTAGTGAAATTTGATAAATTGGGTAATCCTATGAATTTATATGCCGCTTTTGATGTCTATTTTGTAAATGGAAAAAGCCTAAGAGACAACGAGTTTTGTTCTGCAAATGAAGAGGAAGGAAAAACATATCGATTGCCTATTTTGAATCACTTGGTTGATATTTTGAAACCTTCGTCGATTGTCGGTGAAAAACCTGTAAAAATATGGAAACAAATTAAAGATAAACACGGAAATCCTGCGTGGTTTAATGCTAAATCCGGCCAAATTTTGAGAGAAAAACCGAAAATCGAATATTCTTGTAAATTAATCGTTCAATGTAAACGGTTCGAAATCGTTTCTGATAGTAAATCTATCTTTGATGGTTGCGCGAAAATTATGAAAGATGTCACGGATGGTCTTTATCCATATCATACAGATGGTCTCATTTTTACTCCTTCGAATTTAGCTGTAGGAGCCGGTTATCTTAGTGAAAGAAGCCCTCTTACTGGTGCTACCTGGGAACATTCTTTCAAATGGAAACCAGCCGAACAAAATACGGTCGACTTTTTAGTAACAGTTCGTACTGATTCTACAGGAAAAGAAGAAATCCAACATATTTATAAAGAGGGAGTCCCTGGTGCTTCTGTTATCGAAGAATATAAAACGTTGGAATTAATGTGTGGATATAATGAGAAAACAGATGGTTTTATGAATCCTTATCAAGATATGCTCGATGATATATCATCTTCAAAAGAAGACGACCGAAAGTCCTATAGACCCGAATTATTTCGTCCAATTGACCCTTATGACGCCAACGCATATGTCACAAAGGTAAAATTACAAGAAGGTGGAATCATGATTTCAGAAGAAGGCGATTATTTTGAAGGATTGAATATTGTCGAATTCCGGTATGATATGTCGAGACAGGCCGATAGTCGATGGGTGCCTTTACGTGTTCGAACAGATAAGACACAGCAATTACGAAATGGGGAGAGACAGTTTGGAAATGCCTATCGTGTAGCCAATTCGAATTGGCGGTCTATCCATTATCCCGTCACAGAAGATATGATTACTACTGGAGCGGGAATTCCCGATATTGTCGACGAAGGTGTTTATTATAAAGGGAATCAAGCGAACAATACGCAAGGATTACGCGATTTCCATAATCTGTTTGTCAAAAAGGTGTTAATTATGGGGGTTAGTAAACGCGGGGATACGCTGATTGATTATGCTGTGGGTA